CGACACGCTGCGACACGCTCGACTGCTGCGCGATGCCATACTCCGAAGGATCGACTACCTTGCACTTACAGGTCAGGACGAACTTGCCCGAAGGGGTGGCCTTCCGATTGACCCATGCCGACAGGATGTCGGGACGAAGATCCGCTTGCGCTTTCATCTTGTAAGCTTGCGCTAATGTGTCGCACTTGACTACCTTGTTCTTGATCGCCATAGCTTGCTACTCCTTCATGTGGTGGTGGTGGTGATTGGGGTGGCAGATGCTCGATACATCTGCCACCCAACTATACTAAATGTAAGGATATTGTAGTGACAAGTCAAGGTCTAATGTCAGTATATATCCTGCAATCTTTGCACTAATCCAAAAAATTTTTTACTCCGTGCTATCCTCAGACAATGTTCAGAACCGTCAAGAGGGGTAGTAGTAGCATGCAGCCTATCTCAAATGGATCAGCGGGTGAATCATCCCAAGAGCCATCTGCTTGCCGTGCCGTTCCACAGGGGCCAGCTATAGCTAGACCACCATTGCATTCTCCACAAACCAAAAGTCCGACCTGACCATAAGGGTCACGGTAAGTCACATTCTCACCACAACCATCACATCCAGCTACTTTGTCCATGCTAAACTCCTCCATCTTAGTTCTCCTCTTAAAGTCCTTCGTTATTGGTAGACCAAGCTTCCAAATCGTAATTGAGTCCGTGGACATACTCCAATGGTAGGATAACCCCACCAAGTAACTGCTGAACCCAGAAGTGTACATCTTGCTCAAGAAACCGGAAGATTTTACCGTCGAAGATCATGTAGTGCATTGCAAACTCCTTCGTTATGGTGAACATCTACTAACTACACGGGAATGCACTGGCCTGAGAGGGTTAACTCCCAAGCCAGTGCATTGCAAACTCCTTACCGGCCTTCGTGAGATGACCAAGCAATGTTGCAGACAGGAGCCGATTCCACTAATCTTTCTGTTAAGGGCTTGCTACGCTCTAATGCTTCAGCATAGCGGGGAATCAAGCAGATGATATACAGCGGGTCCTTCGCTCTGTCGATCTTCCAAGTCGTGATGCAGTCACGGTGATGCTTTGCAACTGCGGCTGAATAAAACTGATTGGCCGAGTCTTTATCGTCAAAGGCAACGATACCGCTCTTGGCCCAGTGCTTACGGTTGACATCGGAATGAAGCCGAACGTCGTAATTGATAGCCCAAGCTTCTAAATTCGGCATGTCTAATGCACTCATCTTACTGCTCCTTCGATATGTGGTGGTAGAGTGTGTACTAAATACAGTTAAAAAAGGAACCGAATGCCCGGCTTGTCATAGGGTTCGTGGGCGAGGTTCTCTGATTGTTTCAAGAAAACTGGTTGGTTCGCGCTTCTTCTGTTTGCGAAACAACGGCTCGTTTTGTTGAAAGAATCTGAGGTTCTGGGACCCACGGTCCCTTGACAAGAAAGCGAAGCGACGGGTTGGCCATCTGAGCGAGGTGGTTTTGGGGGCTTCTGGAAGGGACTTCGCGGATAGTAGCATGACGAACGGCTGTAGGCACTGTGCAGAGGGTAGACGAAAGCACTCCTTCGGGTGTTTTTGCCACCGCGACAAATCAGCAAACTAACGTGCGTCGCGGGGGCAAAAACGTACGACACCCGAAGGGATTCGGTTATATTCAAAAACGCCCGTTTCGTAGGGCGAGATCGTTTTTGTCGTCGTTCGCTTTTGAACGAGAGACACAAACGATTCCACTAATCTTTCTGTTGGGCAGTTGGAAGGGCTGAGTAGCCTTCTCTCCGACCGAGCTTGCTCGTCGTGAACCCCGACTGATTAAACCAGCCTTGTTGCATGGCCTCAGTCGGGGTTCGTCTTAGGCACGTGTGGTTTCTTAGCCGTTGGAATGGACTGAAGGCAACGTGCTAAGACATTGTTAGCGCGTCGCAGACTGTAGCTTGGATCGCGTCGAATCGAAGCACAAGTCATAGTCACCTTCTTAATCAGTGCGGTTCGATGAGGCGATCACGCGTCGCAGACGATGACGTAGCTAGAACCCACTAGGCAAGACGTAGTGTTGTCTTGACTCAGGTTGTGGCTTGGTCGCGTTGACTAATGCGGAGTGAGGGTTTGTGCGTGGTACCACTGCGAGGGCGAAGCTCCGAGAGCGTCGGTCATGTAGCACGGATCACGCTATTACTGCCGAAGGTTATATAATGTATAGGGGAACACGTGAGGGAACGGTGGTTGGAAGAGCAATGGGAAGTAGTATACAGCAACAGCTAAGCGTCTACGTCGCAAGCTCCTCGCCTGAGTAACACCGCAGTAGGACAGTTGATCGTCTTTCTCCACGGGCACTGCACGGGAGGAGGGACGCGGGCGGCTTACCAGCAGGGTAGCAAGGTAGGTGATCGCGTTGGGGCTGGAGACCGAGCGAGTGTAAGGCTTAAAGGAATAGGAAGGTAGGTGATACGGGCAGCGGGGGAGGGCGAGAGGTCGTTAGTCTGCGGCGTATGTGGTTATGCGTAGCTCATCCCCCCCCCCGACCCCCCTCTTCCCCCTTAACGGAAGTTTGTTCTCTGTTAACATACGCACTCGCGTGTAGAATCTTCAAAAACCTTCAAGTCATTTTATTCTTCAGCCTTATCGTCGCTGTGCGCGGCTGGACTTTCGGAGAATTGGGCATCTACTGCTTCGATAGGAGGCTTATTGTTGAGGGTCTTGGCGAGTTCCAGTAGGTTGGCGGTAGCGTGTTCTACGTTGTTCATGATCTCTCCGACGTTTGCACTGGGCATTAGCTTGGAGAGCATACCACCATCTGTTATTGTTTTCCGTAGAAACTCAAGGTATACTTCGGCGGCTTTGACGTTCTTGTCGACTACAGCCTTTTCGTAGAGCATCTTTAGGACTTCAGGGGCGAGAGCTATCGCACCCCCGGCGGTATTGAGCAGGCACTTGTGGTATACTTCGGCACTGTCGGCAAGGTTATAGAAGTCGGTATTGGCATGCACACCGATGCTTTTAGCTAGTGAGCTTAATGTTTTATTGGCTCGGTATTCTTCGGGGGTAGCATGCCAGTTTGATATCTGATCAACAAGCTCTCGGTGCTTTTTCTCATTACGCTTCGGGCCAGATTTAAGTTTAGCCATAGTCTTTCTTCAGACGTGGGTCGAGAGGGATTTTTATCCCCCCTCTCTCTGCCTTCTCTTATTGGTATACTAACCATCCATTTAGTTGTAATGTTATACCCCGATAGGTGACGTTTATCAGACGCAGTCCGTAGCACGTGGGCCTTTAGTCCGTGGACTGACACTGGAGTTCTTGCTATTCAACTTGGTTCAGGCACGGCAATCCCACCTGTGGTGAGTGGCGATTGCCATGCTCGGTTATCCTTAGCCGAGAACCTTACTATTCGTATGTCTACTTAGTGGGCAACGCTTCTCACCAGATAACGATGCCGCCAATGTCGTGATGTATATCAATATAATGTCGTTACTCTTTATTCACAAGGCTTATGGCTTTATTAATTGTCTCCGTGTTTAGGTCAAGCTGGATATTGATCGCTGAGTCCTTGAGTAGCGCGGTGAACATTAACTCTCTTGCCAGCACCCCCGTGCGTTCCAGTGCTACGCACAGTTCTTCGATTATCATACGATCCTTACTCATATTACCCCCCGGTATGGTTAAAGTAGTATGTATATACTACACATAAACTGACATTGTCGCTATGTATATCTTATACTAATTATAACAGGCATTGTAATACTACACATAGACTAACATTTGTTACATTGGAAAAGATGAGTATTCCGCATAATACACATCCACCATAAACAGTACAACCATGATAACTATGATAACTATGATAAGGGACAGGTTGGAATTAAAGGTGTCCCTTTTTATAAACTGACTGCAAAGCTATTGATGTCTAATTCTTTTCTTTGGGATCGCGGGCTATTCTTATTTTGCAAAACAACGACTCGGTGCGCTTTTACCCATTCAATTATTTCTTCGGGTATAAAGCGGTAACGTGCCTTCTGTCCTCCACCAAACTTATAGTGGGGTATTTTCTGTTCCCTAGCATACTTGCGTATTGTAGAAGGTTTTAATCCTGTAATCTCGGCCGCTATATTCACATCAACCATTTCAATTGACATTAGTCTTCTCCTTCTGTATTATTAATGTAATGACAATATAGCTATAATCAATACGAATTGTAAAGGTTATGAAGATAATAGTCGATAGATACGAATCTACAGGTAAAGGCACACTTAGTAACGTAAGCGTCATTGACCCTCATTCAGACACACCTATTACAACTTACTTCGGTATAGAATGCCCGTGGAAAGATAATCAACCCAGTATATCCTGTATACCTGGGGGGAAATACGACCTCGTCCCGCATTCTTCGGATAAATATGGAGAGGTTTGGGCCTTTGTTGGCGGCACAGTCTCTCATTATTACGATGATGGCCAGTCCGAACGCTATGCTTGCTTGATCCACTCGGCTAATTACGCCCATCAACTACAAGGATGCTTGGCTATAGGTGTTGGAGCAGGGGATAATGACGGTGTTCCAGCGGTATGGAACAGTCGTAAGGCTATCAAGTCCCTTGGGGATCATTTAGACCGTAGTGTTTTACATACGGCATTAGTCCGATGGTTCTCCGATGAGTAATTTTCTCCAGAACCTTACTGAATTAGCTAAGGTTTTAGAGCAAAATCCTAATCTCCATGAAGTCTTTGCGAGTGAGAAGCCCGTCGAATACGAGATGGTGCTTAAGATGGCACAGGCCCCCTTCTTCCGATGGTCTCCATTTGGTAGCAGGGAGGGGGATGGTAGTTGTCAGTATGGCTTTCTTAAAAGTAAATCTCTTAATAAGTGGGCTATTACCGGAAACCGTTGTGGTAAAACTGAATCAGGGCTAATTGAAGACATAGCAGACTGTCTAATGATTGATCCTCTTACTCGCTCTAAGTCTAGTCGCTATAACGAGCCTATTCGTATGTGGACGGTCAGTGACACAGAAGAAACATCAGTAAATGTATTAGAACGGATCATAGTTGAGCGCATATTAGGCAATGACGAATCAGGCTTTATGTGGAACTTTGTCCACGACGAGTGTAAGTATACGGCCAAGAGTGGGTGGTCGAGCCACCAGCTACGCTTTACCAATGACTCATGGATACAGTTTAAGTTCAGCACACAGAAAAGAAATACTTTTCAAGGGACTTCATTGCATAAAGTCCACTTCGACGAGGTGCAGCCCAAAGATATATACAGCGAGTGTCAGGCCCGATTAGCCGATACTAATGGGTATTTTATTGGGACAATGACCCCGATCTACGACAAGACCAAGGGTATACCTTGGATATATGAAGACCTATACCTACAAAGAGAGGACAAGGGGTTAGAGTTCCATACATGGTCACTGCTGGATAATCCCTATGTCGATGAAGATGCCAAGCGTCGAATGATGAGGGAGTGGGATGAGGACGAAATTGAAGCGCGTGTCTATGGTGCTTTTGTTCCAATGGGTGTTAAGCTGGCACTGCCTAGTAGCACTATGCGAAAGATACGCGAAGAGTTGTCTACTCCTGTAATGGGCATGTTGGAGATGGGGGAAGATGGCTCAATAAGCTTTTTTAATCAAGGCGAGGATCATGGATTACGACCTGAGAGTATGGCAGAACCCACTGCCCAATAGCACTTATGTGGTCGGCGGCGATCCCGCAGAAGGCTTGGCACATGGAGATGATGCAGTCCTTGAAGTCATATGTTGTGAAACGGGTGAGCAAGTCTGTGAATTGCAGGGAAAAGTTGATCCGATTTCTTTTGGCGAGCTTTCTTATATGCTTGGTACCTGGTACAATCATGCTTTGGTTGGCTTGGAAAACAATAAAGATGGTGGAGCAAACCAAACCCTTTTCAACTTGGGTTACCGGCATATTTACTTCCAGCAGACACAAACCGGAAAGCCCTACAGGGACGCAACGCAAAAACTCGGATGGAACACCAACCTAAGAACACGTCCAATGTTGGTTGCCCAAGCTCGTAGATACATTGAGGACGAGTCTGTTAAGATACGCAGTAGGTCCTTACTGTCTCAATTTGAGACTTTTGCACTGGAGGGTACTAAGTTCCAAGCGATCAGGGGCGGGCATGATGATCTTGTGATGGCTTATTTAATTGCTATTGAGATGATGCGAGTGCAGTTAATGGTCTATGAAATGAAGTCTAATAGCCTTAATCCAATAATAAATGGAGAAGAGCTACTTGATCCTGATGATTTATGGGGCGAAGAGATGCCAAGATCAGATCGGCTTATCAGCCAGATTGTCTCTAAGACCGCAAAGGGTAAGAGTTCAACGGACTCAACGATGGAGTTATTAATATGAGCGAAGTATATAGTTTCTTTACGGTTATTATGTTTATCTTAATAATCGCCGCCTTATTGCGACACCTCAACTTAGAGCGGAAAGAGCGTAGGGAGATGATGGAA